TATCCCCCTCTTTCCAGACATGGGATTCTAATTCGTCTAACAAGATATTTACCATCTTGCGAGTATCGTGGTCGCCATAAGGCAAAATAATTCTTCCCTGCTCAAACCATGTCCTAAGCCTTGTCATTAGACCTTGCTTTAAGGTCTTATTGCTGACCTTTGACATCTTTACATTTAGATGCAAATTCTTTTCTCGTATAAGACTCTGGTAGAGATGTTGGAAACCTACAGACTCAAAAGCAAATAGAGGTCTATCATATTTTTCATTCCAACTTGCTATTTGGTCTATCTGTTTTACAGGGGGGAAATCATTTCTGCGCCATATATTTACAAGATGCAAATTATTATCTTCATCTCTTCTCATGCAGACCATAACCGAATAGTCTTTACCTATACCATGTGAAGGGTCAAAACCAATTACATATTCATCGGAATATAATTTATCGTTCTGCAATACTGTGTCAATGTCAAGATTCTTACGAGTTAATGTAGATGGGAATACCGCAGAATCATCATCAACTACTTTACAGAGATATTCTTGCGTAAATGCTAACTCACCAATCGCTTCTCTCTGCTCAAGTAAAAACTCAATAGGTCTTTCTTCCGGCCACAGACATACTGCTTCAATGTTATCGGGGTCATTACGCCATTCGTCATAATTAAGAATTGAACCTTTAACCCAATTATTCCATCTCTGATTATTTAGCATCTCTGTGTGATATAAATCATTCATAGACATCGGAGTGCCTACACAGAAAATTGATGTTCCGGGTGAAAGCATAGGTGTCATTTTCTTACGAAACCAAGTCTGATATGCTTCATAAGACATATCATTTTGGTCATCAAGTATATCGTCAAGAATAATAGCGGCTGGGTGTTCACCACGAATACCAGAACCGACTGATGTAGCCTTAATCCATGCACCATTAGTAAGATGCAATTCTAATTTATTTCCTTTCTTAGGGTCAAGCATACGAGATAATTCTGGATGTCTTTTTAAATCCTGTCTCATCTCTTCAAGACGGTTTGCTGCTAAATCTTTATTACTTGAAAACAACCACATCTTAAAAGGTTTACCACGCCACTTCTGAAAAAGAAGCATATGTAGAGCCTTTATTCTAAGCGTAGTTGATTTACTATGGTCTCTTGGTGCTATGATGCAGACTCTATGAACCTGTGCGTCACCTCTTTCTCCGTATAAATCTAACCACTCGCCTATGTGATTGCCCCAATTATAACCTAACCATTCATAGAAATGTTGAACATCATATTTAGACCTCTCCATATGAAAAGCAGTTAATATATTTTCTCTCACTCTTCTTCATCTCCGTAGAACATGGGGAGGCCAACCCATTCTGAAATACCCAGAGCAAGCATGTTAGCCTCTTCTCTTGTAATAATTACACCTACAACCATATCTTCTGCAAATATATTGATAGCAAGCATTTCATTAGTTAATTCTGTCATAATTACTTCTTTATTTTTAGAAGCCCAAATCCTCGTCATTTTCATCTTCTCCATTCAAAGCCCTTAGTGTTCTTATACCATGCCTTAAATCTGAAAAGACTTGTATTTCTCTTGAATGTGGCGATAAGATGGCTACCGGACAAGTCGGCCTTTCACGAGGGAAACCGCACATCTCACCAAAAGTATCTACTATCTTGTAAGCACCCGGCCTAATAGCCCATCTTTCAACTCCATGTTTTGTGAAAGGTGCAATAACAGGAACATGGTGATGCCCTACGACACCAATATCGAAGTCGGCTTCGCCATCTTCCCACATCTTCTTAATGACACGAGTTGGGTCTATCTGCGAATTACCTCTGCGTTTATGTCTAACAGATATATGATAAGCAATATCATTTACCCAAAGTCTGATATTTAATTCATGTGCATGGTAAAGAATAGACCTATCTTCTGCGAATTTCTTTAGAGGGTCATAGTCAGTCATACCAGCAGTCCAGAGGTCGTGATTACCAGCAACAATAGCCATAAGACTATCGCCAGACATATCTAAGTAGTGTTCGCATAACTTCCATTGAACGGAAGGGGGGATTGGTGCTTTCATAGCAGGTCGTGGTTTGTCAACAATAAAGTTGTCTATATAGTCACCAGCATGAATTACAAAACAATTAGGTTCTCTTTCAATCATCTCTGTATCAAGCCTTAGTCTCTCATGGTCACAGAAAGGATTACCTATGTGCTGGTCACTTGCGAATGCTATTGCGATATATTTGTCTTCGGGAGTCTGCATACGAATATCTGCCCATCGGTTATGTTCAATGTTTGCTATTGCCGTCTTAGCCTTCTCTTCAATAGCCATCCAGAGGTCTTCACCGTCTGATGACGCTTTCTTTAGATGCTCAACAATAAAATTAGGTTTCTCTGTTCTTGTGATTGCACCATTATCATAAGCAGACCTAATTCTCTGCCTCCATGCTTCAAGACTAATGCTACTATCTCTTCTATGTAACATACGAGCAAGAGACAAAACAGAACCATCCCAAACTTTAGGAATAGCACTATTATATCTATTTTCAAAGTCTGGAAATAAATCTGGCTCTTGTTGGTTTGCTCTTGTTATGAAACTATTCCAAGAAGCAAAAGAATGCTCTGGGTACTCAACTGCAAGCCACCTTGCATATTCTACTTTATTACCTGTGTATTTATTCAGATTCTCAACGACTATGGCTAACCTACTTGCTTTATCCATGTGTGTAAGTAGATACTTATTACTTAATAAATGTAATTATTTTTGTGTCTCTGAAAGATTTCAGAAAGAAATAAACGATAAACTGCTCAAAAGTTAGAATAATTTTGTTTTTTTTCCTAAAAGTCAGAAATTAAAGGCAAATTCACTATATTATATTATAATAAGTATAATACTATAAGAAATAAAAAAGAATTACTGATATAGGCTCTCAATGATGCGTTTAATTCTTTTTTTATTCTTTCTATGTCTCCAAAATAAATAAAGTAAAACCCACCATAGCATTTCAGCCGCAAGAACATAATATGATAGTATCTCTATCATAGAACTCAATATGACATAGTGTCATATGATATTATTGCTGGTTTACCCATTCATTTATTAATTATATTGTCAATGAACCCAACATGGCGCGAAGAAACTTGTTCAGCCGACTTTTTGGGGGCAAGGCTGAAGACGAAGAAATAAGTTTCACGGCATCAACAGATATGAGACATAATGTATCACACAGACATCCTCTGGTATTAGCGGCTGGTATGTCTGATATTATTGAAGAGACCGATAAACTTCGAGACAATGCTCAATACGATAATGATTTCTATCTATTTGATGATATGTTGAGATTAGACCCAGAGTTAAATGGTGCAGTTAGAGCAGTTAGCCTTACGGCTAACAACTATCACATAGACTACTCAAGAGCCAAAAATGCAAGAATCCGTGATGCCATCAGAACATTAACAGAAGAAACACTCGACTTTGACGATTTCCTAATTAATGCTATGAGAAACATGATGGTCTACGGGAATGATATAAACAAATATGTAGGAACAAGTAGAGAAGGCATTACCGAGTTGCAGTCTCTACCCGTAGGGCAGATGACAATTGTAGACGAAAGACCACTTACCTCATCTATTGATGAGTTTAATCCTATCATAAACCCAGAGAGATATATCTTAAGAGAAGGGGAACAGACCGTTGAAGAAATACCTGCTGATGAGATATTACATATCAGAACAGATTACAGAAGCAATTGGTATACAGACAATGAAGAAAGAGTCACATACGGTATCTGGGGTGCATCAAGATTTACTTCTCTAAAGCAAGCAATCAGAGCAAAATACAATAGCATGAATAATAGAATCGCTCTTGAAGATGCTATGACAAAACAATACATAACTATTGACAAATCTGCAATAGCACACATACAAGACCCAAATGAACAGAGAGAAAGACTAAGATACATTATGGAACAAGTAGTTTCTACATTAGAGTCTCTGCGTGGAGACCAAGTACCAATTTTCCCAGACTATGTAAGTATTCAACACATTGACCAAAGAACCGCTATACCAGACACTACTTCCTTCCTTGATAATGTAAATGCTGATATTGCAGCGGTTCTACAGGTTCCAAGAACGGCGGCTGGTCAAGAAAGAGGTTCAACTTTTGCTGCGTCATATACTGCTAATCAATGGTCTGCTACCGCTATCCGTAGAATGTTAAGCATTCTAAATCAATCTGTCAGAGAGATGTTTTCAAAACATCTTGAGTTATTGAATATTGCACATACTATGGCAGACCTTCCTCAATTAGTCTTTGAACCAATTGATGAAGAAAGTAAGATTGACAAGATGCGAAGAGTGAATATAGGTTATAATGCAGGTATACTAAGTCTTAATCAATCATTAGAAATCATCGGTCTTCCAGAGATAGGAGAAGAAGGGGATATTAGAAAAGACGGTTCTCAAGTGCCTATGGGCGAAATGCCAAGACAGAACGAAAATGTAAATGATAATCCGGGTCGTGGTGCTGATAATGGCGAATGATGTTCTTGAATTTAGAATAGAAGCAGTTGAAGAAGATGTAAGAGATTTAAAATCTCTTACTGTTAAGATAGTAGAGGCACAATCTCGCACAGACTCAAGATTAGCAGGTCTTGAGGGGCAACTTAAAATACAGAACGATGTGCTTCAAAATGGTTTTAAATTAATCCAGAAAGTCATATTGGCTGGGATAGGTATAATAAGTTTAATTCTTACAGGAACACAAGTGATGGTATGAGGTTTGAAGTAATATCAGACCACGAAGATTTATGCAGAGAGTGGGGGTCAGACCTCCTAAAAGCAAGCGAAAAGGGTTATCCAGATATATACGATGATGCTCTGCATTGGGTGATGTATGATAATGACTTACCAATAGCATACACTACTTCTGTTTTTTGCGAAAACTTTCTGCTTGTAGGAAATACTTATATTAGAAAAGAGTATAGGGGTAGAGGTCTGCACACTCAATTACTTGAATATAGAAACAAACATCTCGGTAGACTTCCAAAAGTTACCTGTGTTAATCCCATAGAAGGCACACACATTAATCAATTAATAAAAGTTATAAGTCGTCTTGGCTATAAAAAGATTGAAAAGATACAGGATGTATGGGATATAATGACTGCTTCTACTTATCGTAAGATAATTGAAAAGGGTCATCAGATATGGAGGCTTAATTATGAAACAACATGCTAAAGATACCTTTAATGACCGTATGGTTAAAAGAACGGTACTGCCTGTTATTTATCTATGGCTTATGGCTTGCGGTGCAGTTGTAGGCATGGGTATCTGGAAACCAGATGTTGTATTAATGAATCTTGATGGTTTCATAGCACTTATCGCTATCATTGGTGGAACCGCCGCCCCTGCTTTACAGACACTACTAAGAATGTGGGAAACAGAACAGACTGTTGAAGTTGATAGTATGCCAACAGAATTAGACCACGAAAGAATGTTATGCGAAACAAAACAAGAACATAATCTTGAAATTGAGAAGTTAGCGCAAGCACACGAACATCAGATGGCTAAATCAGCACAAGACCACTCACAAGAGATGGATAAACTGCGTGGAACTTTAGACATAAAGACATTAGAACCTAAGAAGAAGTGATATTATGCCAGACCCGCAAGAAGGAGAGAGTAAAGAAGATTTCATGTCTC